CGGATCGTTGCGTGGTTCTGAATGATTATCCGCTGTCGGATAGCCCGTCGCTCCCGATGGGTGTGGTGGGTGTGCAGTTCCGTATGCGCGGCTTGCCGAATCAGATCCGCGACGTGATGCGCCTTCGTGACTCCGCTTATGCGGTGCTGAACGGTCTAGAGCATCAGCAGTACGGCACCGTGCATGCGAATCAGATGTATCGCTACACGTCGGTTCCCCTCGGACAAGATGACAGTAACCGTTTTGTCTATGCGGATAGCTATTACGTCGACGTGGATTATCCGGCGACGGCTAACCGGCACTAATTCTGCACATTCCTAGCCCCAATTGAGGGCCATATCAGCATGCCCACTTGGAGGCATAAGTAATGTCTACTGCCCTTGCACGCAAGTTCAGGGTCGACGTTAGCGCCGACCTGACGCTTGCCACCGGTTTCGTTCAGCTGAACGGTATTAGCGACTTCGACCCCGAGGTCTCCCCCAACCTCGTCGATTCCAGCGCGTACGACACGAGCGGCTGGAGCTCGTCCGAAATCACCATGCAGGCATGGGTTGCGACTGCGACCTATTTCCGCCGGCTGCTTGCCGGCACGTATGACCCTGGCCAGGAGCTTGTCCGGGCGCGCGTCGGCCAGTTCGGCGATTCGGCCCGTATCGCGGTCCGCTGGTATGACAAGAACGGCGGGCCCGAGGCCGGCCGTGGTGTCGCCCTGGTGACCACGAAGCGTTCGAGCACTGCCGTGAAGGACCTGGAGCAGGTGCAGGCGACGTTCACCGGCACCGACATTCCGCTTCAGACTGACGCGCTGGGCACGTTCACGAACCCGGGCACTGCGCCCGTCGCGGCTGTCGTGCTGTCTGCGACGCCTTCGGCTGTCGCCGTGGGCGGAATCGTCGAGATCGTCGGCGTGAACTTCACTGGCGCTACTGGCGTGAAGTTCAACGCCGTCAACGCGACGAGCTACATCGTCGTGTCCGACAACGTGATTGTTGCCGTCATGCCTGCTGGTACGGCTGGTTCGGCTCCGATCATCGTCACGAACCCCGTGGGTGCGTCGAACGCGTTGCCGTACACCCGCGGCGCCTGACCGACCCTTCGGGGTTGTGCGGCCCGCTCAGCCCGGCTGGAGCTGAGCGGGCCGCTGCTTTACATCATCCAGCCCATTCCAGCCAATCCAGCCCGGAGGCATTCATGGCTTTGAAGCCGTGGGACTCGCACGAGCCGCTTGAATTCCCGATCAATGGCAAGACGTACACCGTCCCCGAGCTCGACTGGTACGACGGGCAGAAGCTCGCCACCCTGTATTTGGGTGGCGCCGCGGACACGAGCTCGGCCGAACTGTTCAGTCTTGCGATGGGCCCGGTGTGGGATGAGATGCTTGCCGACCGCGCCCCGGGGCAGGCCACGTTCCGCGCGGGTATGGCTTCTGTGACGTTCCAGATTGCTGTGCTGAATGATCAGAAGGACGCGCTAGAGGCTGCTACGGCGGTTTGGGAGTCCGGCATAAGCCCGGAAGCAGTGGCCGCCGCGGTGACGGCGGCCAGCCAGCCGAAGGCCTCGACGCCATCGCCAAGTACGGCAGGGGCCGCTGCGACCCGCTCACGGGCCTCTTCGAAGACTACGACGTCCCCGACGGCGCGGTCGAAGAAGGCCGCTCAATAGCGTGGTCGGCCGTCCTCAATGAGGACACGCTGATATTCGCGGACTTCGCCAGCGAATACAGCATTGTGCTGCGGCCCGGCGTGGTGACGTGGCGGGAGTACGCGCGTTTGTTGCGCGGCCTGCTCGAAACCGCTGATAGTCGCTTGTCTCGTCGCTTCGCGCCTAGGGCGCCTACTAGGTTTGAGGGCGGCGAAGATGAGCGAGATTAACGCCGGCACCTTGATTGCGTATCTACGCCTGGACCGCAGTGATTATGACGCCGAGCTGAAGATTGCCGGCGTCAAGGCTGACGAGCTCGCGGCGAAGTCGCCGAATATCAAGGTGAAGGTCGATTCGGCTACGGCGCTGGCGCAGCTTGCCGGCATTGCTGCCGCTGCTAAGCGTTTGCAGGATGCGCAGGGCGCGGAGCGTGTCGCCGAGCAGCGTTTGCAGGATTTGCGCGCTAAGGGTATCGAGTCGGGCACGCAGTATGTGCGCGCGGAGGAGAACGTCGAGAAGGCTCGGCGCGCACAGGCGGCGGCGACTATCAACTTGGCGTCGGCGTACGCGAAGGCTGACGCTGACGCTAAGCGGCTCGGCGACACTGAGTCGAGCCTGTCGAAGTTTTCTCAGGGCGCGAAGAATTCGACGTCCGGGCTAATCACCACGCTCATGGCCGTAGCCCCCGCCATCGTGCCTATCGCGGCCGTGGCAGTAGGGGCAGCCGGCGCACTAGGCCTGCTGGGCGCGGCCGGCATCCTTGCCGTCCTCGGCATCTCGAATGAGATGAAGCGGGGCACGCCGCTAGGGCAGCAGTACGCGCAGTCGATCGGCGTTCTGAAGGGCAACCTGAAGGATCTGGAGCATTCAGCGGCTCAGGGCTTCCTGGGGCCGTTCAATGCGGCCGTGCAGCGCTCTCAGGCGCTCATGCCGGGCCTGAATGCCCAGATGCAGACGTACGGCCGGTTGGTCGGTAACATCGCTGGCCACGCGCTCGGCGGGCTTATCGGTGGACTGCATACGCTTGACCCGCTGTTCGGTTCGCTGGCGATCATGCTTGACCGCGGTGCGATCAAGTTCGATGCGTGGGCGCAGAACAGTCAGGGCCTCGGGAAGTTCGGCGCTTCGGCGCAGCAGGTGTTGCCGCAGGTTGTTAGCACGCTGGGCGCCCTCACGCAGGCCATCGGCCACGTTCTCGCGTCTCTGGGGCCCCTCGGTGGCACGTCGCTGACGATCCTGAAGGTGTTCGCTGACGTCATTAACGCACTGCCGGTGCCGGTTATCACGGCGCTCGCTACGGCATTTATCGTGCTGCGCACTGCCGCACTGGGCTTGAATGTCCTGTCGGCGGTCGCGTCCAACATGCAGTCAGTCGCGAAGGCTGGCTCTGCTGCGGGTGGCGGCGGTACTGGACTCGCCGCGGGCCTCGGAATGGCCACGGGAGCCGGCATTATCCTTACGGGCGCGATGTTCGGTCTGACGCAGATCATGGGGCAGAACGCCTCGAGGGCACGCGAGCAGGCACGGGCCGTGGCTGAGTACACGCAGGCCATCAAGGATGCTAACGGCGCCACGGGTGCAGCTATTGATGCTTCTGTCATCCAGCAGGCGCAGGCCAGTGGGTCCATCGATGCTATGAAGCGCATCGGTGTTTCCACTGTTGCGTGGACGGCTGCGGTTGAACAGGGCGGCGGTGCGTACACAGCGCTTCTCGCGCAGCTCGCGAAGAGCGGCCCGCTAGGAGTTACCCTTTCGGGCAATCTGTACGAGCAGCGCAATGCCTACCAGGCGGCCGTTCAGCAGGCGAAGGACTACGCGAGCGCCGTCACGGAGAACAACAACGCTCTAGCGCTCGCCAATCCTGCGCTTGCCGCACAGGCTCAGGGCCTCGGCATCACGATCACCGCGTTGCAGGGCGCGAAGGACGCGCAGGACAAGAAGAAGCTGTCTGACGCGCAGGCCTTCGCGACACTGGCCTTGGCACATCCCGAGTATATCGCGGTGTCGAATGCGCTGGGCGTGAATGCTCAGGCGTATCTGACGGCGAAGGATGCGATCGATCAGCAGAAGAAGTCGACTGCCGACTCGACGATGCAGATGCGGCTAGCGAATGACGCGGCCGGGATTCTGAAGCAGACGCTTGACGCGCTGAATGGTAAGGCGTTGAGTGCGGCTGATGCTCAGAACGCTTTCGACTCGTCGTTGACGAACATGGGTGACCACGTGACGGCGACGGGCAAGAAGGTCAAATTCACGACGACAAGCATCAATGACATGTCGTCGGCATCGGTTTCGTTGCGCGGCGAGCTGAACGGGCAGATTCACAACCTTCAGGGTGTCATTGAGGCGAATGGCGGGCTGTCGAGTTCGACGGGCCAGGCCCGGGCGCAGATGGCGACATTGCGTCAGCAGATTATCAATAACGCGGTTGCGCACGGTGTGAACCGCGCGGCGGTTACTGCGTACATTGACAGGCTGCTAGCTATCCCGAAGTCGATTCCGCCCACGACGCTTGACGCCAACACGAAGCCCGCGACGGACAAGCTGAACATATTTCAGCGGAACGCACGCAATAAGGTCACTGCTGAATTGGACCTTAACGCGTCGTCGGCTTACGCGACGCTGATTCAGTTTCAGGCGAACGCTAAGAACAAGGTTGCGGCGCAGCTATCGGCCGGCCACAACGCGGCCGGCACGGGTGACTGGCGTGGTGGCCCGACGTGGGTTGGTGAGAACGGCCCGGAGCTCGTGTATCTGCCTCAGCACTCCCGGATCGATAACGCCCGCAAGTCTAAGGCGACTAGCGATGGCGCGGGCGGGGGGTTGACCGTGAATCAGACGATCAACACTACGAAGGCTTCGCCGTATCAGGTTGCGGCCGAGTCGAACGCGCTGATTGCGTGGCAGGCGGCTATCGCGTG